ACACGCACTGCTGGGATTGTAGGCGCAACATGAAGTACGTCACAGCACTTCCATAATGGCCGCAACTGCTGAAGAGGTAAACAAGAATCTTGATCTGCTCTTTGAAGGCTGGAAGAGCAAGTTCACTGCTTTGTATGGCCCTGTTCGTGAATTGAAGCGCATCATGTTTAAAAGGATATTTGGAACAGGCTCAAGGGGTGGGAGCAATACGGCAGGCGAGAAGCTACCTACCAAGCCATACAGCACTACGCCAATCTATGTCAGCCCTCGCAGCCTAAGAAATGCACCATCGAAATTCAAGGTCGGCAAGAGAGGCGAGCCAATTGAGTCGCTTTACTTTCCAGGTGGTTATGCGCAACTAAAGCAAGGCACATCTGCCAAGCTTCCGCTGGAGCTAACCGGAAGATTGAAAGGTGGATTCCTAACATCTGAGGTGATCACTGAAGGACTTAATGCAGCGATCACAGTGCCAACATCCGAGCTGGGCAAGATCGAAGGATTGGAAGCCAAGTATGGAATAATTTTTCTGCCGACCAAAGAAGAGCAAGAGGCGATGCTTGAAGAGCATGCCATCCTACTTGCTGAACAAATAACCAACGCAATGAACAAATCATGAATCTACTTTCTACCATACTGGACAGACTCAACCAACGCATTGAAGTCGGCAATATCTTCGATCAGATTTACGGCCTTAGCGAGCCCGTAGGCGAAGGCAATGACAAGGCGTGGGCCTTTTACATTGGCAATGGTCAGGCGATTCCTGTGACGAACTTTGATGCGAAGCAAGGCACATTGTTCTGGGCCAAACGTGGCAAGATCACAGTGGCCAAGAATGACTCTTTGAGGTTAGCTGGATGCAAGTCTATTTATGAGACACGCTATTCAATGACGGCCTATGCAATGGTGCGCAAATCGCACTTGCCTTGCGACTCAGCCGATGCACAGGATTGGATTGCATCGAGAGTGCTGAGGTTAATCAGTGGAACGGATCCGCAATTCAAGGCTGCCATTGGCGTGATTGCTTATGAGGTTGTACCAAGTGGCTACCAGAATGAGATTCGATACTTGCCGGTGAACTATGAATGGGCCGCTGTTGCGATTGATGTGGATGTAAATGTCAGCACCTCAAGCGAGGACGGCTGCTATGACACTTGCGCAACTGGTGACATTCCGCTGCCCGATTTCGAGCCATGCGAGCCTTGCATCACATCAGTGGCTGTCGATGGCATTACCATAACAGGCAACGGCACACCAGCGGATCCGCTTGTCGCAATTGGTGGCGGTGGTGGAACACCACTGCGCACTCAAGAAGAAGGCACCAACGTAAGCACCAACACCACAACGCTGAACTTCACTGGAGCTGGCGTGACTGCTTCACTAACTTCGCCTGGTGTGGTTCAGGTGAATGTGCCTGGCGGTAGCGGTGTGACATCAGTAACTGGCACAGCTCCGATTGCATCAAGTGGTGGGGCTACTCCAGACATTTCAATCAGTCAGGCAGGGGCAGCAAGCGACGGCTACCTCAGCTCGGCGGATTGGACTACCTTCGATGGTAAGTTCGATGTGCCGACAGGCACGAGCTCGGACTATCTCGATGGCACGGGAACACCTACGCCGTTTCCAACGCTTACAAATGGCACGGTTACATCGGTAGACCTAACAATGCCTGCTGCATTTTCAGTTAGTGGCAACCCAGTAACAAGCAGCGGAACTTTAGCGGTAGCAGCGGCAGGACTTTCAAGCCAATATATTCGAGGCGATGGGCAACTTGCAAACTTCCCAACATCAAGCGGTGGCGGCTCATCAGTTAGCTACTATCTCAACGGCTCAGTTACGCAAGATGTAGCAACTTATAAGGAGATGAGTAGAACTCCAATTTTAGGTGCAGGCACTGACTTTCAAAGAACAAATGCTCAAGGCAATGGATTGATTGCTCAATTTATCACAGATGCAAATGAACCTAATTTGTTATCTATACCCGCAGGAAATTGGAATTTAGAATTATTTTTTAGCGCATCTTCGGGGGGTGGTAACCCTTCATTTTATGTTGAACTATATAAATATGATGGTGTTACATTTACTTTAATTGCAACGGATTCTGCAACACCCGAAGGCATTACAAACGGAACTACAATCGATGCTTACTTTACTGCTTTGGCAGTTCCTGCAACAACGCTAACTGCTGCCGATAGACTTGCAATAAGAGTGTTTGTAACTACATCAGGTAGAACAATCACATTGCATACAGAGAATAGTCATCTCTGCCAAGTGATAACAACTTTTTCAACTGGCTTAACTGCGCTAAATGGCTTAACTGCGCAAGTGCAATCGTTAGCAGTTGGAACTTCGGGCACTGACTTTGCGATAAGCTCCGCAACTGACACCCACACATTCAACCTACCAACTGCCAGCGCAAGCAACAGAGGTGCATTAAGCAGCGGCGATTGGACTACATTCAACGGCAAGTTTAACACGCCAAGCGGTACGACCGCGCAATACGTGCGCGGCGATGGCTCGCTTGCTTCATTGCCTTTCGAGCTTGTTGTGGCTGCATCGGATGAAACAACAGCACTAACGGCAGGCACGGCGAAGATTACATTCAGGATGCCTCGAGCTGTTATCCTTACAGCCGTTCGCGCATCGCTCACCACAGCGCAAGCATCGGGTAGTATCTTTACAGTTGACATCAATGAAGCAGGCACAAGTATCCTAAGCACTAAGCTAACGATTGACAATACCGAAAAGACAAGCACCACGGCAGCAACGCCACCAGTAATAAGCGACACCGCTTTAGCCGATGATGCTGAAATCACAATCGACATCGACCAAATCGGAAACGGCACAGCAACAGGATTGAAGGTTGCATTAATAGGTACTTACGCATGAGCTTTATAGTTAATCCTTATTGGTATGCACAAGCCTGCCCTGATGCAGATGCTAATGCTTTCTTGACTGCAACAGGCATAACAGACCCAACAATTTCATCGGCTATTTGCACGCTTGTAACTTCAATGAAGGCGAACGGAACTTGGGCTAAATGCAATGCCATTTATCCTATGGTAGGCGGTACTGCTACAACTCATAAATTCAATTTAAAAAACCCAGCTGATACAGATGCAGCATTTAGATTGTCATTTGTCGGTGGGTGGACTCATTCTGCAAACGGCGCGCAGGCAAATGGCACAAATGCTTATGCAAATACTTTTTTAATTCCTAATACAACCCTAACATTACTTAACACTCATTTATCTTTTTATTCGCGAACATCGGCAATAGGAAATCTTCAAAGAGATTTATCGGCTTTTACTAATGGTACATTTCCTTCATTTTCTTTGGGTACTAATACAGGGGTTTTGGTCTCAGACCATTATTGGTTTACAAATAATAGAATAAGTAGAACTATACCTAATGCTCAAGGCTTAATGCTTACAAGTAGAACCAACGACACTACGCATAAATCCTACCGAAATGGTTTGCAGTTGGGAGCGACTGATACAATTTCAAATAGTGGTAGGTCAATGCCATTGATTCCACTATTCTTAGGAGCGGCAAATGTCGCACCTCAATCGGTATCTAATTTCTCTAATAAACAATTTGCCTTTGCAACAATCGGCTCGGGCTTTACGGATGCAGATACGCTTAACTTTTACAATACTATTCAAACATTCCAAACCACCTTAGGACGGCAAGTATGATAGAAGTATACCAACTCACACCCGAACAAGCCAAGCAGTTAATAGGCGTTCAGTATGTCGCTGATATGACTTTTAACCCGATTCAAGATGCAAATGGTACTTGGGTAATTAGCAACGAGGAAGTAAGCAGCACGACCATCGACTGGGTTAAGCAATTGCCAGCGATTGAATATATTCCAAAAGAAACACTACCTTTGTAAAAACCTAAAGCATTAACTATGGCAGGCGTTAAAGTAACCGATTTACCAGTATTGGCAACGGCAGCAGCTGACGATGTATTGTATATAGTTGACACAAGTGATAACTTATCGAAGCAGATTGAGGTAGGGAAAATTGGAAAGCCATACAAAGTTTATGTTGCATTAATGACTCAAAGTGGTGGACTTGACCCTGAAGTTATTGTACTGGAAAACACAATTGGAAATATTCTTTGGACTTATGTAAGTGATGGATTTTTTACTGGAACATTAGCAGGTGCATTTACTATAAATAAAACTGCGGTTTTTCCAGTTATGTTTGGTGATGATAATTCTACACCATTTCATTCTTATGGAGTATGTACTAATTCCAATTATATAGAACTTTCTGTTTGGAATGCTTCTGGTACTACAAATCCATCAATTTTAGGAGATGGAGGTAACTTAAGATGTCCAATTGAAATACGAGTTTACAACTAAAAATCAAAAATCATGGCAGGCGTTAAAGTAACCGATTTACCAGTATTAGGGGCAGCAGCGGCTGACGATGTATTGTACATTGTTGATACGAGCAGCAATACAAGCAGCCAGATTGAGGTGGGTGATTTGACTGCATCGCTCGATGTTTCAAGTGGGACTTGGACTCCTGTTTTTACTAACGTTGCAAACGCTTGTTCGAATCCTGCATTTTCTGTAGCTTCTTATTCGCGAGTAGGAAGTATTGTAACTTGCAGTATTTATGGAACTGTTGATTTTGATTTTTTGTCATTTACTGATGGTGCTTTTGAAGCATCTTTACCAATTGCAACAACAACTTCAAACGCAACTGGGGCTGCTTCTGTAAAACAACCTAATCAAGTAAATGGATTTATTGTTGATGTTGGAACTAAAGCATTGTTTAGATTTTTATCAGCAGATACATCTTTAGTAGGGGCAGGTAATTTCTTTTCTTCCGTATTCCAATACGAAATCAACTAATGCGCAGCACCTCGATTCTCGGACTTAATCTAATTAAGAAGTACGAGGGCTTGAGGCTCACGAGTTACCTATGCCCAGCTTCCGTGCCTACGATAGGCTACGGCTCGACACGCTACCCGAACGGCAAGAAGGTAATACTCGGCGAAAAGTTGACAAGCGAAAAGGAAGCAACGCAATTGCTACTTGCAACGCTTGAGCCATTTGAGGCGGCGGTAAATAAGCACCTACCGAACATTAACCAATGCCAGTTCGATGCGTTGGTATGCTTCGCCTATAATGTAGGCACAGGCGCACTCATTAAATCCACGCTGCTGAAGAAAGCCAAAGCCAACAACGCCGACCCAAGCATATTGGATGAGTTCCTGAGATGGAACAAGGCAGGCGGCAAGGTGCTTGCAGGGCTAACCAATCGCAGGCGCGAAGAGGCGAATTTGTATTTCTCACTTTGTAAAGTTTAGGGCGCAATTGCCCCAACGCTCGCAATGCTTTCGCGTATTTTAACCTATGCGAAAACGTGCTACCAAACCAAGGCGAATCATAGACATCATTGTCAAGCATTGGCGTAGCACAATCGGAAGCCTTATGATTT